ATCGAAGCAAACCTTCATCAGATGCCTTTCTAGCCGGGTCATTGCTGGCAATCAGGTAAAACGAAGTCGCCAAATCGTAGGGAGCTTTGTCGGCCGATTGGATGGTAAACGTTAATGCTGAAGGGGTTCGGATAATTGTAAACTTTTACAATATATTTCTGGATGTAAATTAAACTCATAATATTTTGTTTACGATAGAGTTTTTAGATGGTTCCGAACTAAATTTTTATCCAGATCCACTAACCTTCCTCGCTAAGCTTTCTTTAAGATTTACCTATAAGCAGGTCAATAGCTTTCCAAAATCTATCCTTGTGATGCAGATGAACTACCTTTTGGTGCTTTTTCTCCAACTGAGTAATGATTGTTTCGACGCTTACTATCTTACCTTCCTCAAGTATCGTTATAACTGCTTCACCAATTTCCTGCCGTATTTGTGAATATTCTTCATCTGTAAGCATAAGCACCTCGAAATAGTTTTCGTGAGCCTAGCATAGGATGACTTTAAATAGGGCAATTTGGTGCGACTGTTTGATAAGGAAAGAAAGTTACGATGCAGGTTCTTCATAATCTTCTGTGCTGGGCACATCAAAGACAGGCGGATCTTCTTTCCAGGGTTCTTCATTTTCAATCGCGGTGTTTTTAATAACTTCTGATTGCGCTTTGATGTTAGCGATCAGTGTCCTTGCATCATCCGGCTTATCAATTGCGAGCTGAACCAGTTCGAATAGTATTTTGATGGCTTCAGTGTGGAATGCCGCTGAAGCGCCAGAAGTATTCAGGTACTTGAAATCTGGGATGACGGTTCCGTCGCTGAACTTCCGATCCCCGTTGTAAGTAATCGCTTCTTTACAGGCGCGTTCTACATCTTGCGCAATCAGTCCAACCTCTCTACCTCCATCTTTTTTCCCGTAAGTTGCGCCACGGAAAGTGAGTACCGCCGCCAAGGCGTTGTTGACTGGCTCAATGTCGAATTTGTGACGTTCGTCAGATCCAGATGTCCATGTGCCGGATGCTGTCGCATTGCCGCCTCGGAGAAATTCCCAAGTACCGCCGCCCGACAACGTCACGAAATATGACTGAATGGTGGTGTCACCTGCCCTACGAATACCAGTCTGGGCTAATTCTGAATACCACCGGTAAACTACCCAACCCATAGGCGAACCCGCAGCTGTACCACCTGCTATGCTGTTATTAACCTCTACCCTATTCTGCTCTGACGCGGCAACGCCAAGGCCTGCGCCGGCGGCCCCAGTAACCGAGCCACTGACGTTAAGGCTTGAACTTACTGTCCCCCCGCTCTTCCCATTCACTGTACCCAAGCGGCTGTCATTCCCCTGGGTAAAAGTTCCGGCAGCAGTACCGAAACCGCCAAGATTTGTAATTGCACCAAGTGCCGTGGTAGATCCTGTCCCGCCCTGATTAACAGGTACAGCGCCACTAACCTTATCTGCTTTGCCGGCTAGGGAGTTTGTAATGCTGCTCCATGCCGGCCCGCTATACGTTGAACCATCTGGCAACGTGACCGTAATTGTTCCGGTGCCGCTGAACACCTGCTGCCAATTGGCCTTATCCAGATTTAATCCCCGGATAGCTTTTGCAACATCGGCGGCGACCTGAGAAGTAATGCCAACCAGTGTCGCATTCGGTACCGCAGTCCATGCATTACCCGTTGCGGTCGGTCCGCCATAAGCAGTGACCAGAGTTAATGCAGTAGCTGAGGTTATTGTTTTGACACCCAGCGTGTATGTCACGCCGCCGACAATAACGACCACGAAATCATCCGCTTTTAAATCGGTAGTGAAGGCGGTACCGGTACCGGTCACGTTTGCTGAATTATTTGTTAATGCGATTGTGCCTGCTGACATGCTTTTCTCCGGGCATAAAAAAACCCGCCAAAGCGGGTTCATGTGAAATAGTGTGGTTATTTATCGCACGTTGTGCTGATGAAATTCGTCTTACTTACCCAGCGCCAGCCGAATGGATCACCTGCTTTATACTGGGTTTGGCTGGCTACCTTACGAACACCATAAATCTGCACATTGGTTTCCTGCCCTGCGACCAGCGCAACGCCATCACAAATGGGCTCCTGCTTTTCAAGCATTCCTGCACAACCGGAAACCATCAAAGCAATGGCAAGAACCATTAAAATATTCTTCATGTTTATGTCCCTATCAACGTAGATAAAAAGACATTAACAATGAATATTGAGCGGGGATAATTGGTTATATAGATCAAAATATTGATATTGATCGTTTAAAACGATCGTTCTCGTTATTTATTGATTAATAACGTGAAACATCAATCGCGAATATCTGATCGCGCGAGTTTGAATAGCCGACATTGTGTAGCTCTTCACCTGGCGCATCGCGTTGACCGGCCCTGATGCGAGTATAAGAACCCTCGTAGTATGCTGAAGTATCAATGGGAGAAGACCACGGGCGTGGCTGGGTGGTGCCCATAACGCCCACCACAACACCCACCACTCTGGGCAACACGGCCCATTTTCCACTGACAGTTTTATCAACTAAATACCCGATGTCGGTTGTGGAGCCTATGGTCCCGTAGCCAACCGGTGGATTCATCACCTTAGTTTCATTGGTCAAAATGCACTGCCCCGCAGCATTCCAGATGGCAACTCCCCATTTAGGCAGCGGTTGCGGTATGACGTATCCAAAAATGTAAATGGTGACAGTTCCCGGACTGCCGCCAGTCCCCGCCACCTTATAATTCAGGGTATAAGTGGAATCAATCTTTCTGATATAGAACAGCACATTGCCCACAGTTGCATGACAGCCGATTATGAAAGGTGACGAAGAATTTACCGGAAGGGTGTATGAACCGGCTGCAGAAGGGTTCAAAACTATTTTCTGTACAAGAGACATTGGCGTCGTATCAGGTGTCACCCACGGATTATCATACTGATCTGAAATTAACGCTCCCCAATTTGCCATTATGCTTTTACCAAATAAATGATTAACCAACATTCATCAGCGGTATATGTTCCAGCTGAGTAGTCGCCATTCGCATCACTGATCGATATCGTTCCGCCTGACCCCGTAATTTTCCGGCGTGACCCAGAATAAGCATCTCCTGTTATTGGAGACTGGATTGCTTCAACACGAAACCCTGAGGGGACGGTATAGGAATACGTGCCGGAAACCTGCCCGGCACTTAAATACACGGTTGCCACAACCAACACCGGCACGATACCGGTGTTATTAGGGTTGCCGCTTGCATCCCACGTTTGGATCCCCCAGTTAGCCATTACCAGACCCCCGTAATTAGACCGACTTGCACGCGAAGCACTCCGTTATCATCCTTGGTGCTGATCGTGGTATTCGTCTGTTTCATTGCACCAGCCCCGCCAGCATTCCCAAGGTTGATAAACGTACCGGATTTACTTAATTGCCAGCCCTGCGTTGAACCGTCAAAGTTATTCGACTGTATGAAGTTACCGATCTTCGCATTGGTAATCGTCCCGTCCTGGATAAAGGCATCGCTGATAAACACCTGCCCGTTAATCACGGCGAAGGGTGAATACTGCGTATCCCCAGAACCTGACATCAGCACAAACTGATTCGCATTAAAGCCTACACGCGTCACCACCGGCTGACCAGCCTGCGCCAGCACGGCAATCGACATACCGGCGTTGTACATGACGCCACCGATCCGCACGCCTGTTTTCAGGGTGTAAATAGCTGAAGCACCACTGGCATCAACCACGGCCGTTAGTTTGTCCTCGAGCGCCGCAGTCACGTCACCAATCTGCGCCTGCACCTGAGTCGTCAGATCCGCCATCGCCTGATCGACATCAGCGATAGTCGTTTTCACCGTTAAAATATCAGCGCGCACCTCACCGTTCTGGGCGAACTGGTGATCAACGGTTGAGTTGAGGTTCAGAGCATTTTGCAGAATGGCATCTATGTTGGTTTCAATGTCACTCGTCAGTCGGTCACCGTCGGCTGAGTTCAGGAAGTCATCAGCGATATCGCCCAGATAATCATCGGCATTATCGTTCACCATCCCTCTGATCCAGTCGGTATATCCTGACTCATTCCCAGTTTTATCCACCAGCTGCGCGCGATACCAGAAAACCTGACCTGCCCTTAATCCCAGCTGCGTATAAATTGCCTGCGGATAGGGGACATCAGACAGCAACAACGGGTTAGACTGATCAGAATTAGGCGTGTACTGAATCTCTGTTTTCAGCGTGTCTGAAGTGTTTTCCGGGAAGCCCCAGTTCAGTTGAATACCCCAGTTGATGCCAGTGGCCGTGAAACCTACCGGTTTCGGCGGGTTACCTTCTTTGCCGGTCAGAGTCACTTCTACGGAATAACCCCACCCGCTTGATATTTCTGCAGCGTTAATAGCACGCACACGTACAAGATATCGGCCAGCGTATATGCCAGGCACTTCAAAGGAAGTGGTAGAACTGCGCGGCACGTTTACCCAGTTCCCATCGTTGCGCCGCCATTGGGCCTCATAGGCGATAGCATTCGTCGTTGCGTCCCACGTCGCCCGCATGGTCTGAACGCTGATCCCCTGATTGACCACGGAATAGGAACCGATTTGAATGTTGGCCGGTGCCGACTGACTGCCCGGAGGGATTACACTGATCGGACGTTCGTCAATAATCGCGCCGGTATCAATTCGCGCATATTTATCCGGGTCGTGATACGCCGCAGAAATAGTGAAGGTATTGTCGTTATTGTCAGCCACGCTGAGCACGCGGTATTGCTGCGCGTACAGCTCGTCTGATTCAACCACCCAAACACTTTCCGACTCTGGGGTTTCACTGTAAGCCGTGGTGACAGTGACAATCTTCCCCGACACCGACTGAATTGTGCGTGACTGAGCTGCACCTGAGGGAAGGTTTAAAATAAGCCGGCCGCCGGCGACAGCATCCGGCGCGCGGTCCAGCGATATGGCTCTGCCGTTCACCGAACTTATGCGACCGCCCATAACTTTACCCGACAGCATTTCATCGGCAACCGCAATGATGTAACCCGGCTGTGGGATCATGCCATCCAGACCGACAGCGAAAGTTATCACCCTGTCTTTGTTATTGGTCAGGATCCCCCAGCGCCCTTTCCTGTTAGCCTCTGATTGGCGCGTGCAGCCAATAGCCGTCAGTTCTAATTGGTTAAATCCGTAACGGGTAACCAGATCCTGTTCAAAAACGGGTTCCATTGCGTCAGCGTAGGCATTGTCCGGATCAGACCATGACACAAGAGCCGTGGTGTATCGGGTTTTGGTTGTGCTGCTCGAGTAACTGAACTGCCCATCGATGACGTTGGCACGGGTATAGCTGTAATCGATGTCGCGAGGCATGTCTGCCAGGGCAACAATCTGATTCCCTCCCCAGTACGTCATGCCACGGAATATGGCCGCGAAGTCTCTTAAAACTGTATATGCGTCGTTTCTGCTTTGAACATAAACATTGCAGATATAACGCGGCTCTGTGCCGTTGCCGCCTTTACCGTCCGGAACCATCTGATCGCAATATTGTGCGACCTGATAAAGCTCCCATTTGTCGATGTTAGCCGCGCTGAGACGGTTGCCTAATCCAAAGCGGTCAGTGACCACAAGGTCATAGAAAACCCACGCAGGATTATCTGACCATGCCCATTTGAAAACGCCGGTCCATGTACCGCTGTACGTGCGTGTTACCGGATCATAATTGTCAGGCACACGAATAACGCGGCCCTGAGGCTCGCATGAAATTTGCGGAATGGAGCCATTGAACTGACTGGAATCGAATTCGATATACAGCAGCGCGGTGTTCGGATATCTCAGTTTTGCATCGATGACTTCTGTATAACTCTGGATCGTCATTGCATCGCCAATCTTGGCGCTGTTCGCATCTGTCGTAATTTTGCGGAGACGAATTGTCCACGTGGTACCGGCCGGCGGTAAGTCTATGCGATGGCTACGCTCATACCCCGACGTAGTTTTCCCAGTAACAGCTGTATTAACAACTGTCTGAAATGCGCCGCCGTCGGTCTGCAGTTCGATGGTGTAATTGATCGAGTAGCCAGTCAGATCACCGTCATCTTCTTGTTTGAATAGTGACGGCCATTTAAGTCGAAGACGTATAGCGGAAAGCTGGGTATTAGTGAAAGTGTGGGTCCAGGCAACGGCACTTTTAACCTCAGCACCTACGTTGATTTCATTTTCGGTGCCCGGCAACCCCTGAATGTAGGTTTGTGCCTGTGTACCGGCGCGGAACTCCCACGCTACCCCGCTGAAATTGCTCGAACCGTCACTGTTCAGAAGCGGCGTTCCATCCAGAAAAATTGATTGCCCAGTCAGGCCGCCGCCAAATTCCCCCTCACCCAAAGCGATAAGCAGTTTTGCCTTCGCGATGGACTGAAGATCATCCGGCTGTTCTACAGGCGTACGAGATGAAGAACTGCCGCCTTTGCGGCCTTTTATTTTGGTTGCGGTTGCCATATTGCGCCCATAAAAAAAGGCCGCCGAAGCGACCTTAGAAGAAAGGATGATGTGATGAGGTTATTGCTGGTCTTCTACATAAATGCCGGCGGAAATAATCGCGCCGCCGAT